GGCTCACCCCCTACCCCCTCCCCCCGGTACCGGGGAGTCCCAAAATCTGACGCGAGTTTACCGAAAATTAACCAGTCATATACAACCTTAACGGATCGTGAACGCCTGTGCCAAAATGACACAACGTAAACAAGACGTGAATAGTCGTGCCATAATGGGACAACTTCCCACATGGTAAACAAAACCCTAATGGTCCCGAACGCAAAAAATCGCGGCGCCACGTTGCTTGCATTCGACGCGAGCCGAACGCATTGCAAACATGGTGCCGCGATTGGGGCTGTATGCCCCGGCCCTTATGGCTCTATTTCGCGTTGGTGACGAAAGTCTGAATTGCTGTCAGGACAGCGCAATTACCTCGCCGTTAACCGACACCTCCCTTAGTGTGAGTGCGTTAATGGTGCGGAAAGCCTCCGCCATTGCGGCTTGCTTGTCTTTCCCCTCGCGTTTCGCCTTGCGGTACACGTCAAGGTCAATCGCGCGGAATAGGTGCGGATTGTCCGCTTGTGTTCGCGCCGCAACCTCGGACCCTTTGGCTTGATAACTCGCCGACTGCGAAATGATGAAGCGAATATTACGCAAATCGCCGTTTTTCTTGACGAATGTTGCGCGGCCGATCGTTCCCCGTTTCCGGAGCGCTGCCATCACATTCTCGGCGAAGATGATACGGGCATTGTCTGACAGCTTGGGAAGGATGACGTTCGGCCCTTTGGGTGTGCGCGGCATGGTGTGCGGTCCCGTGTTACTGATTCCCCGCATAGTGCCCTAGCGTCACCTCAATTGCGAGTGTGCGATGACATGTAGGTTAATATTTACCACATATGGTGACTCTGTTTGTGTTCCTAGTGGCGATATGCCATTTCTAGTGCCACGAACAACGAACGCGAGTAACGTCACCATGCCCCGACACTTTCGACACGATCGCCCCCACAAACGGGGCACTGAGCTAACTGCAGTCGAGCAAGCGCACGTTCTGCGGGCCTATTGCCACCGCTACACGGGCGAACACGTCCCTGCATGGGCGCGCGAGTTGAGGGGCGACGGTCGCCGCTATTGCGTCCAATTCTTGACGGATCGCGATTGGCTCGAAAACACGTTGTTTCAAGTCACGAAAACCGGGAAACTCGATTGCGGCGTAACTAGCTGCCATTCGTCCCCTACTTGGCCCTACGGTGTGGAGTAACGCAAATGTTGCAGTTTCCTAATGGCGAAACATTCGCCGCATACATTCGTCGCACGGGTCCGGAGGCTCGCGCCTTTTATGCTCGGCACGGTATTGGCTCGCTTTTGGCGCGCCCTATTGCCAATCCCAAACTTGCAAAAGGCCTAGATTTCGGTTTTCTCACGGCGCCGATGCATCTTGCCCCGGCTTCCCTCGGCGGTTTCAATGTGTGCCCCAAGGCAACGGCGGGATGCAAAGCCGCATGCCTTCACACGGCCGGAAATCCCGCCTATATGGCTGGCAAGGCCCGGTCCCGTGTTGCAAAGACTCGCGCCTTTTTCACGGATCGCCCCGCGTTCATGGTGGCATTGGTCCGCGAATTGGCAAAGCACGCGACGCGTGCGGCCGAATTGCGCATGGTGTGCGGCGTTCGGCTTAATGCAACGTCTGATATTCGTTGGGAAACAATCCCCGCCAATGGTGCGCGAAACGTCATGGAATTATTCCCGTCTACATCGTTCTATGACTACTCGAAAATAGCTAATCGCCGCAATCTGCCGTCGAATTATCGGCTGACGTTTTCGCTCGCCGAGAATAACGATGCTGACGCATTACATGCGTTGGTACACGGCGGAATGAATGTTGCCGTGGCTTTCAATGTGACCCGTGGTCACGAATTGCCCCGGACATTCGTTATCCAGGGGCATTCATTTCCCGTCATTGACGGGGACGTGCACGATTATAGGCCGGGGGACCCGCGCGGCGTCATTGTCGGGCTTAGGGCCAAGGGCCGCGCAATCGGGGACACATCGGGATTTGTGCGCGCCGCAGCGTGACCACAAGGCACAATTAACTCAAAAGTAACCATATAGAGTGACTAGAGGTGACTTGCTAGTGGCGATGTGTTTTTATAAGTCACATCAACACGGCGCCACGGCGCCACACAGAAAGGAAAATCACCATGACCGCCGCCACCTACGTGAAGCCGATCGCCAGCATCATTCGCGCCCCGGAAGCCCGTTGGGATGAGACGACTCAGGTTGAGCGGACCAATTCCGCCCGCAAGGCTGAGGCTTCTCGCCGCGCTGAAATGCGCAATCTCGTTTCGCAGTTTCGCCGCTAATCCAATCCCCCACGAAAAGGAATAACTCCCATGCTCTCGACTAACCGCATCAATTCCCCGATCTCGCGCGATGAGCTTATCGCCATGGTCCCCGCCGTGACTGCACTCGCGCCGCACTATTCCCGATCGGAACGCTACGGCCACGCGACGACGCTTGACGTTGTCGATGAGTTTCTGAGCCGGGGATATAACGTCACCGGGGCTGCCGTGGCTCGCGTGCGGAAGGAAGATCGTCGCGGCTATCAGCGCCACATGATCCGGCTTCGCCAGCCTTCCGCCGAGGTGCGACAGATCGGTGACAGCGTTCCCGAGGTGACCATTGTCAATTCGCACGATGGCACGTCATCCTTCCAGGTCAGCGCGGGATTGCTGCGCCTTGTGTGCCTCAATGGCCTAATGGTTGGCAATGCGTGGCAATCCTACCGCATCGCTCATCGCTCGCATATCGTGCCGCAAGTCATTGACGCGACCTATTCCGTTGTCGAGCAATTCGACGGCATCGCATCGCGAGTCGCGGACATGTCGCGGCTTATGCTGACGCGGGATCAGCAACACGCTTTCGCCACGCGTGCCCATGCGCTGCGGTTCAACCTGGAAAACGACGACGACGCGAGCGGCGACAATTCCGCCCCTCGCATCCTTCCGGCCCCCGATCGCATGCTTTCTGTGCGGCGTTTCGGGGACGCGGGGAATGATCTGTGGTCGGTCTTCAACCGCATTCAGGAGAACACGCTGCGCGGCGGTTTGGTGACTGTCGCACACGTCAATCGCCGCATGGCGCGCCGCACGTCCCGCCCCGTCGGCACGATCGATGGCGCGAACCGCATCAACCGGGCCCTTTGGGACATGGCGGAGGGCTACCTAGCTGCGGCGTGAATTCTTCTCACCGTCCGAACATGGTGAAACTCGCCGGGGAGAAATCCCCGGCTCTTTTTACCCTCTGCTAACCATGCAATGTGACTTTGGGTGCCTTTCTAGTGGCGATCTGTTACCTTGATGGCAGTCAAAATCACATCACAAGGCACCACACCATGACCGTAAAAACCGCATCCGGACAAGACGCTGGCAACGCTTCCGAGGCTCGTTTCATCCACGCTTACATCACGGCGGCCCTTTGGTCTTCGAATGATGAGAGCGACGACGCGGGCGGAAATCCGCTCGACGATAACTATACGGCCGACGATCTGGACCCCGACACTCGCGCGGAAATGGAAAAGGATTGCGCGGCCTTCATCGATCTTTTCTGGTCCGATCTGTTTCGCCCCGGCATCTATCAAGGCCGGTCCGGCGCCCATGCCGTCGAATTGGCGGGGCATGACTTTTGGCTGACGCGCAACGGCCACGGTTGCGGGTTTTGGGATGGCGACTGGCAAGAGCCCTTCGCCTCGCAAATGGACGCCTATTGCAAGCGGGTTGGGGAATACTCGCTTATTGTTGGCGACGATGGCCGCATTCATGGTATGGGGGGCTGACCATGCGATACCTAACCGACACGCTTCCGAACGCGAAAAGCTATGCCACGCGCAAGAACGCTATGGCAGCGCTAGAGCTAGCGCGCGGCCTTATCCCGGAAGGCGCCACAGTGCTGACCACACAACGGGATGACGGGCGCTGGCTCGCAGTCGTGGTCTATCGTCACACGCTCTATTACAATTTCCTCGCGCTAGCTGACCGGGGGATTGTCATCACAGACTAGGCGGGAATAGCCCCGGTCAAAAGCCGGGGCCCCGTCCCAAAACGGGACACACTTTTACTCCCCGTTTACCTTTCCGCGCAATTTTCTTGCGCAAAAGCGGACTTTTAAGCAATAATTAACCATTTCCCCATGTCCTAGACCGCATGTTTCGGGACATTCAGCGTTGGCACGACATTTGCCAGGACATGCGTTCCTGGTTCGTTCTCAATTTACCGGAAAATACCGCTTTTTATCCACTTTTTCCGCTGGGAGGGTTAAAAAACCGTTGACGAGCGGCCCTGTGGCCACTATGTTACAGGGTGTGGCCTTGTGGCAACAGGATTAATTTCCTGGGTTGTCTGCTTAAAAATGTCCTAAATGCCGCAGTTTAGGACTGTCCCGATTTGCGCCACCTCTTCACACTCCCCACATACTCTCCCTTGTGCACAGTGTGACATGCTCGCCACAGGGAGAGCAAGACCACTAAGGGCATTGTTCACTATCTTAGGGCAATTCGCCACGCCCTTACGCTTTCCCTCTTGACATTTCAGGCCCTTACCCCATGGGGGCACACTGTGCAGGCCCGTGCCCTAGCATACCCTACCTAGTACCCTAATACAACATGTTGCACACATGCACCACACACACCACATGACATAGTGTGTGATAGTATTGACACAATGTGTTGATGTAATCACATGTGTGAATACTGTCGCACTGTGCTATATCTACTACACATCGGACAATAACCACTAAGTCAAGTCACATTTCAACTATTACTCTACATGGTTACTACTTGGCAAATCCTAACGCGTATTCATCATACACATCGGACAGCTCGATCGTACTAATCCCATACGATCGTCCATAGATCGTCAATCATTCGATGTACAACCTATCAAGTGTACTCTTTCACCTTTCGTTAACCACGTCGAGGGGACCCAAGGCCCCCCACACCCGGGGGCACCAGATTTGCGACACCTAGGGTCTCGTTATATGAACTTAGGTTGCGGATGCATCCCTAGTTTCCCGACGCGGATGCCGCCCTCTCGATGCAGCGTCAGGCCCCAGATTTTGACTCCCACACGCACGCCCAGAACCTCCTGGACGGCGGTGTCGAACTCCTCGGACTGGTATGACCAGATCGCCGCCAGCTTGCCCGCCTCGACAGCCGTCAGGCGCCTGGATCGGGGCTTCCACTCTCGCGGCCCGCGCTTCTCCAACCAGCTCACACGATACATCGGACCATCCCCACATCGGACAATAGAAAATCAGACAATAAAAAACCCGACCATCACCTCCTCGGAACATCCAAGCGGAAACGGACCCCCTTCCGTCGGGACACCATATTTCTGCGCCAGGGCGTAGTGACGCCTGTCAAGGACAAAGCCTCCTGCCCGCGCCCAATCGAGCAGCGCGGTGATGCCTTCCTTCGAGTTCCACGGGATGTCGGGCTTCACCAGACGTCGCGCCCTCTCTTCAGCACCATCTGTTCTACGAACGGTTTCTGTCCGATGTGAGAAGGTCGCGAGGCGAAGCTCCATCACAACACCTCCGTCAGGATGCGCCAGGACTGCAGCATCGAGCCCTCGAAGGTGACCTCGATCGGCATACCCTGGAGCTGCTGGACGTGCTGGACCTGCGCGGCGTTCAGGAGATCACGGATGCGCAGGAACACCTCTCCCAGGCGGTTCACCTGATCGTCTCGAGACCAGTTCGCATACTCGCTGGGCCCCATGCCCCAGAAGCCCCAGAAGTCGTGGGTCCCCCATCCTGAGCCTCCGATCTTGAAACTCACACCGAGCTGAGCGTCCTGGTAACCGCCGTAACCGACGGTCACCTCTTCGATCTTGCCGAGCATCTTCTTCATCGGCGTTTCTCCATCGACCATCCCCTCAGACCGTCCCCTCAGACCGTCCCCTCAGACCGCCACAGGCGCGGGGATGTGCGGATGCGGGTGGTAGTCCCTGATCTGGAAGTCGTCGTACTCGAACTCCGTCACACACTTCCGGGACTTGATGATCTCCAACTGCGGGGACCTTTCTGCTGGACTGTCGTAGGGACCTCCCGTCGGCTCCCTCTTCAACTGCGTGAGCGCCGCCAGGGCGTGGTTCGTGTAGAGGTGCACGTCGCCGAAGCTGATGTAGAGACGTCCCGGCGTGTGTCCCGTCGTGTGCGCCATCATGTTCGTCAGCAGCGCGTAGCTCGCGATGTTGAACGGCACGCCGAGGAAGATGTCGGCGGAGCGCTGGTAGAGGTGGAGATCGAGATAGGGGACGATGTCGCCCGGCACGCGCCGCGAGTAGAACTGGAACAGCGCGTGACACGGCGACAGCGCCATCTTCGGAAGGTCCGCGACGTTCCACGCCGACACAATGATGCGCCGGGACTGTGGGTCCTCACGAAGCAGCCTCTGAGCTTCGAGAAGCTGATCGACTCCGCGACTATCGTCTTCGACGCGGACCAGCCGGAAGCCTCCGCGCGTCTGCGCGCTCTTGTTGCCGGTCCAGAGGTCAGAGAAGTTCTTCGCCTCGACCCCGTGCTGCGCACAGAAGGCGACGGTGTTTGTAAAGCTGTACTCTTTCCCGCCCTTCTCGACTACGATCCGTCGGACTTGCGTGGCTGCCATGTTTTCTGCAGGAGATACCCAAGAACACTCTTGCGGACCGTATCGGAACCCCGACCCCAGAATGTCCTTGTCGAGAACGTATGACCCGGGGTTCTTGGTTTTGTCTTCCCAGCCGGGAAGCGTCTCCACATCGCGTGCGAATTGTGCGAACTCCAACCACGCGTCACAGACATGGACGCCGCGTGCCCCATAGTATTTGTAGCTCGGGCTGTCTTCTGAGTAGCAGCGGGCAATCATGCCTTCCCAGGTCTTGGCGAGAGGGTGTCCTTCCTTGCCCGCACCATTCGCTACCCCGAGATAAGTCGGAGACAGCCCTGCCCGCAATTGCGGCCGAGGCTTAGGAATTGCCCGGATCGTGCCTCCGGCTCTCCGCCATTGATGGGAGTAGATTGGCCCCAGCTCGCCGTTCTTGTCAGCCCACTCGTCCCAGATCGTGACTCCCACGTCGTTGAGGGACTTCACGTTCGTGTCCCCGCGCATCATCCACAGAAGCTCGTGCGCGACCGCCTTGAAGGAGACCTTCTTCGTGGTCAGCAGCGGGAACGACCGCGACAGGTCGTGCTTCAGGTGCTCGCCGAACAGCGAGAACGTCCCGACACCCGTGCGGTCGTGACGCGACGTCGCCTCGGGTGAGTTCGCGAGCTTCGACAACAGCGCGAGGTAGCCGTAGTCGATGTTCCACTCGTGCTCGGCGGCGGACCGCCCGTGGTCGGTGTTGTCACGCATGGTCAGGCGCTCCCTTCCGTCTTCGGCGTTTCGATGATCCGGAGCTTGTGCTGGTACTTCTTCGCAAGCGCCTGGATGTGGTCGAGGTAGTATCCGTAGACGCCGCCCTTGTACTTCTGCCAGTGAGTCCACGCCTCGTTGAGCGTGAAGGTGCGGCAGCCCATCGTGACGTGCGGTCCGCGATACGTGTCCGGGATTTCGTACATCACGTAACCGCGCTCGGTGTCGGCGAACACGATCCGGAACGGACTCATCATCGAGCCGCTGAACGAGGTCGCGGTAGAGAGCTTGCTCTCGATGAAGTCCGTGCCGACGAGACGCGCACCCCCGAGATAGGCCCCGCGCAGATCACAGTCCTCGAACTGGGCATCAACCAGGATCGCGTCCTTGAAGTAGCAGTTGCGAAGATCACAGCCGATGAAACGCGCGTCGCGCAGAGAGGTGCGGGTGAAGGTGCCATCCCGCAGATCACAGTTCTCGAACAACGCGCCGTTGATACTCGCGTCGGCGAACCCGTAGTCCGACAAGCTCGGCCTCAAGTCGAGGTTCTCGTAGAGGGCCCCGGTGTATCGAAGACGGTCGTCGTGAGCCGTCCACAGGTCGTGTTTGCTCAGCGTGTCGAGGAGCTGCTGCGACGGCCTCACGCGCTTGGGACGGGAGTTGTTCGTTCGCGACTTCGTGCTCATGGCAGGCTCCAAATCTTCTGGTAGCAGGTGTCGCGGTCCCTCAGATCGTCCCAGGTCAATAGGACCGACTTGATCGAGGGACGCGTCGTGTAGTCGCGCGGAGTCTTGACGACCCACACACCCTTGCGAATGACGCGGAGCGTCATGCGGGGCGTGTGCCGCGAGGCGCGCCTGATGAAGTCACAGACGACGGCGAGATCACACAGGATCGCCTTCAAGTCGGCGGCTTCCTTCTCGGGAGACAGCGGGTACGCGGGCTTCTCGTCGGGCTTCTCGTCGGACGTGTCAGGCTTGTCTGTGATGACAGGCGCGCGCGGCTCGACGGGCTTGAAGAACGTCCCGGTGTCGTCCCTCCACCCCGCCGTCCTCTCGTGCCAGTAGTACATCCGGCCCGTCCTCCGGGACCAATAGCGGTCACCCTCCTCCGCGATGTTCTCGGGCGGATAGATCATGTGCGCGCCACGTACCTTGTGCTCGGGGATGTCACTCATAGACGTAGCTCTTCTGTGGGAGAGGTTTGCGGGAGGACAGACGGATGAAGCGCGCGTCGATGTAGGTCACGGCGTCGTAGGGTGCGTTCCGCATGGGGATCGACCGGTGACTGACTTGGATGTCGCGACCGATCGCGCGGACCCAGCGGATCAAGTTGTGCTCGATCCACTCTTCGAGGGTGACTTCTGCCCCGGTGAGGAGCAGAAGCTTCAGTGCGAGATCGCGGCGAAGCCAGCGGATCACGACGGCTGGCCCCCATCGTCCAGGGACGCCGCCGCCTTCATGACCGCCTTCTTCTCGGCGACCGCCGCGTCGATCTCCTCGGCGTTCTCGGGGAAGAGCAGCTTCTCCAGCTCCGCGAGATCATCCATGATGTCCTCGACCTTCTTGTCCGGCGCGAACTTCGCGATGAAACCACGCGTCATGCCCTGCGTGACGGCGGCGGCGTACTCGCCGACGGCGCTGACCGACACATGCTGCGTGAGGCCGAACTGCTGACGCGACATGCCCGAGATGGCACACGCGACGGTGGCGGCGATCTTCATGCCGTGCTCGGCGCCGTCGCTGTGGCCGCAGAAGTGGATGAAGAGACCCAGCAGGCGCTTCTCGGGCGGGAGGAAGCCGATCATGGTGAGAGCGGCGGAGACCATCTCCTGCACCTCCTCCTCGGCCCCTTGCTTCATCTGCTCGAACTGCTCCTGGCTCATTCCGTTCCGGATTTCCTTCCTGATCCTTTCGAGAGCCGTGCGGTTTTCGGGAGGAAGCTCAGGGATGGCAGACGGGATCGGCTGATCAGTCATGTTGAACTCCTGTTTGACGTCTGTGCTTGCTTTTGCGGCGCTGATTTTGCCGGTGAGTCACCGGCTCCAAATGTGCCGGGTTACAGCACCTTCGGTTCCTGCATGTGTGATCGAGCTGGACCTTGGTCGGCAGGTAGCCATGCACGCAGACCCAGGCCACGCGATGCGCAGCACAGGTGTGTCCGCGTATCTCCATGCGCGGGTATCCCCCGCCCCTGCCACTGCCACTGTCGCGTCCGAGCCAGAGCCAACATCCGTGCGACGTCTCCACACATCTCTGGCGGATCGAATGCAGGAGCTGAACTGGACGCAAGTTGTCATGTTTTGCGTCCATGCTTCTCGATCCAGTCCGAAGCGAAGGCGGCACAGATCGTCAGGGCGGCGCCGCCAAGCGCGACAGTCATGTTCTCTTGCGTCGCGTTGTACGGCTCGACGTACATGCCGATGGCGAGCAGCACGGTGAACGCACCGACGAAGCCGCCTGTGCAGACCACGAACACGTAGATGACGAACGTGGTCAGGGACATCACCACTGCCTCCAGCCGAGCCAGTATCGCGACATCAGGATGACCCATCCGCCCCACACCACGACGGGCCACAGCGTGAAGAGCATCGCGGTCCCTTGGACCAGCTCCGCACGCTCACGGGCTAAGCGCTCCGCTCGGCGTCTGCTCAAAGAGAAGTCGATAGTTGTTGTCCCCGGTGTCGAGAGCGAGTCGTTCGAGTCCGGCATCGGTGATCTTCCAGTAGATGTTGTTGAAGCTGTCCGGGCGCGACTTCGCGACGAACCCGCGCTGTTCGAGGCGCCGCAACGCCTTCATCGCCCACTGCGCGTAGCTCTTGCCCGCTGCTTCTGAGATCAGCCGACAGGTCGGCGCTTTGCAGCCGTTGGACCGGCGTGCCGCGAGGAACTGCAGGATGTTGCGATCCTTCTGGGTAGTGCTCATATGTCCTGCACCTCCCTGAAGTCCGGCACGACGCGACCGGCGAGACCGCAGTAGCCGTGATCGGTCTGGCGCATGAGCGTGACGCCGCCCCCTGAGTCACGGACCAGGGTGAAGCCTTCCTTGACCGCGTCGTGGACTTCTTTCTGAAACGCGTCGCGGCCGAGGTTCGAGATGGCTTTCGGCTTCGAGACGTGGCGAAGATCGTGCACCCACCGCCACATCATGCACTGCGAGGCGACGCACAGGCCTTGACCGCCGGGTGCGTTGTTGATGTGTGGACAGCGGCACTGCTTCGCCGCGCTCTCGGAGAGACTGGGCATCACGCCCTCCAGTCGTGGCGGCGGGCGAAGTCGTTGCCGAGACGGCCCGCGAACTCGGCGTGCAGGTGACGCTTGTCGAGCTTGTCGAGCGCCTTGCGCCACGCCACATGGGCGTCGATGACGAGCTTGGCGGTCGCGTTCGGCATGCCCTCGAACGACCACACCGGGATCGCCAGCAGCACTTCCTTGCGCTGCGACGACCAGATCGTCACAAGCGGGCGCGCGGCCCACGGCGTCGGGAACACGAGATCGTAGCTGTCCTCGGTGCGGGCGATGCGGGTGATCGGGGCGGCGCCGTAGACCATCTGATGCTGCTGGGAGGCACACATCAGGACGTCTTCGGAGACCTCCGTCGCCTGATTTTGCAGCGTGGTGCCCCGGCGGAAGGCGACGGCGCCGATCAGCGCGTCGTCGTAGAGCCGGACCTCCTCGTAGACGAGGCCCTGGTCACGCATGTACTTGGTCAGGCTTTCGACGGCGACGATGGCGGCTTCTGAGATCACGGCGGACCCTCCTGGTCGGTGACCCCTACCTAGCCTGATGTGATCGAGGATGACAATACGTCACCGGCTCCAACGGTTAACAGGAGATGTGCTGTCTCATATTGACACACACAGTAATCTAGGGTAACACTCGGGCTCCCGTTGTGTAACGAGCCTGTGAGGACCCTGGATGGCCCGCATTTCGACCAAGCGTACCCAGGCCCAAGATCGGCTGCAGCGAAAGGCCGTCCGCACCGCGCTCGATGCGCTCCCCGCCTGGGTCCACCCCATGGTTCTGATGATGTGGGAAGACTGGCGGATGGTGCGCGACTGCTGCGAAGGCGAGCGCGCCGTCAAAGACGCCGAAACGCTCTATCTGCCCGCCCAGGAGGGCATGGAGGACGGCGAGTACGCTGCGTTCCTGGAACGCGCCACCTTCTTCAACTTCACCGATCGGACCCGCGCGGCCTTGGTTGGAACGATTTTCCGCCGTTCGACGTCCATGAAGAACATTCCGGAGCGCGCAAAGCCGCTTCTGGAACGGTTTTCTATCGACGGCGCCCCGTTCCACCGCGTGATGACCGCCGTGGCCCTGGAATTGATCACCACTGGCCGCTACGGCGCCCTGGTCGACCTTCCCGAGGCCCCGAGCACGACGCCGGTCCCGTTCGTGCGCCTTTTCGCGGCTGAAGACATCCTGGATTGGGAGATTGCCTTCAACGAGGCGTCCCAGAAGCGGGAATTGTCGAAAATCGTCCTGCGCGAGCACGTTCCCCAGGTCAATCAGACCGGCCTGAAATACTACTACTGGAATTACCGCGTTCTCCAAATCGTGAACGGAGAGGTGATCCAGAGTTACTATCAGGGTGACAAGCAGAACGCCTCCCTGCAGAAAAAGGATCAGCTCTGGTCGCGCCCAATCTCGGTGCGCGGAAAGGCGCTCACCTCGATCCCGTTCCACCTCTTCAACGTCCTGAAGGGCGGCAATAACGCGTGGGATGTCGCCAATTCCCCGCTTTTGGAGATCGCGCGCCTCAACATCTCGCACTACCGCTCGTCGGCGCAGTTGGAGCACGGCCTGTTCTTCACCGCGATGCCGGTGTTCTACGTCGAGAAGACCGGCGAAGGCGGCAACGACTACCAGCTCGGCCCCTCGCGCGTGTGGGAGATCGAGAAGGGTGGCAAGGCGGGCCTGATCGAGTTCAACGGCAACGGTCTCAAGTTCCTTGAGAACGCGCTGGAGAACAAGGAAGCGATGGCAGCCTCGCTCGGCGGGCGCCTGCTCGGCGTGACGACGCGCTCCACCTCGGAGTCCGACAACTCTCTCAAGCTGAAAGACAGGAACGAGCAGACGATGCTTCTCGACGTGGTCGAGGAGCTGGATCGCGGCTCGCACATCATCACCGGCTGGGTGTTCGACTTCGCCAACATCCCCGAGGGGGAGTGGAAGGATCGCGACATCTCGCACAACCGCGACTTCCTGTTCGACAGCATCGGCAGCCGCGAGTTCCGCGCGCTGGCGCAGATGTACAAGGACGGCGTCATCCCGATCGACGTCGTCTACCTGTACCTCCGTAAGGGCGACATGATCCCCGACTGGATGGACATCGACGAGTTCAAGAAGCTCCTGGAGAACGCAGAGAACTTCCCGAACAACCCCGACGTCGAGGCCAAGAAGGAAGGCTATCCGGACGCGAAGACCAAGATCGACGTCGAGGAAGCCGAGAAGGATCGCAAGTCAGCGGAGAAGACGGCAGAGGCGACGGCGAAAGCTGCCGCCAAGGCCGCACCCGCTGCAGGCAATCAGCCTGCTGCGAAGCCCAAGGCGAAAGCGAAACCGAAGCCCAAAGCGTAAGGAGTAAGACGTGTTCCAAGCCCTCGCGCTCGTGTGCCAGATGGTCCATGGCCTTCCGAGCTGCACCGAGTTCTCATCGAACGAGAAGTACAAGACCAAGGAGGCCTGCGAGGAGTTCGTGCTCGCGGAGACTCCGAACCTCAAGACGGCGGTCGAGCAGGCCACCGGTCGTGAGGTGGTGCACATCGAGACGGTGTGCGTCAACCAGGGCCAGCCGTCGTGATCATCGTCGAGCTGTTCTTCTACGCCTTCATCCTCGTCATCATCGTCCAGGCTGGACGGATGATCTGGAAGAAGATCGCGAAGGCCAATCAAGACGCCTACGAGAAGCACCTTCGAGGTGAGTGATGGCGTCGACAAGAACGGTCGGAGAGTTCTTCCCCAAATATCGGGGACCAGGGCGCGGTGTTCTGGTCTCCGAGATCACCACCTTGAGGGACCGCGATCCCAAGCTGTGGCGGACGCTGTACCTCGCGTGTGTGCGGACCCAGTTCGACATCTTGTGCGAGGTCTGGAAAGACCACTGCCACTTCACGGAGGAAGTCCACGGCGCTTTCCGCGCGATCGTGAACTGCGGCTACTTTGTGGACGCGCTGAATGTTGAAAGCGCGGAGTCGCGGAAAGTCTTCCGCCTCGCGATCGAAGGCTACGCTCAAGGCGCGAAAGCGCAACGGCTCGCGCGGGCCAGTTAGGTATCTCATTCAGTGGAATGAGCCGGACAAGGACCCGCTTTGGATGCGGGTCTATGAAAAAGGCATGACATGGACAATCGATCGCAGCTCGGGGACTACGCTGACAAGGAGCCAGCTCCGGAAGACACTACTCCGGTGCTCGACGCGGTTCCCGAGACTCCGCAGCCTCCTACGCGCCGTGAAAATCCGGTTGTCGTGACCATTCTGAGCCTCGGATGGGCCCTGAGCGCCTTGTGGCTTGCCGGATATGGTTATTTTTGGTCACTCATCGAAAAAATCGTGTCATTCTGGCGTGACCCATATTGACACAGCCCTTAAGATAGTGTTAGTCAAGGTCACGTCAGCCACTTACCACCGCAAACCGGAGGGGCAATGCCCAAAATCACGTTTGGCAAGCTCGACGAAATCCCGGAGGCCCTGAGGGGCACCGCGAAGGACGTCGGCGGCAAGTTCGAGATCGACGTCGTCGCGACGTCGCAGTTCGAAGAGGTCCGAACCGCCAACACCCAGGTCTCCCAGGAGCGCGATCAGCTCCGCAGCCGGGTCGCCTCATACGCCAAGCTGGTCGGCGACGATCCGACCAAGGCGGAAGCGGAGCTGGCTGAGCTTCGCCGTACGAACCAGCTCGTCCAAGACGGCAAGCTCAAGGGCTCTGACGCGGTCGAGCAAGAGGTTCTGAAGCGCCTCGGCGACATGAAGACGAGCTACGAGACGCAGCTCCGTGACGTCGCCCAGAAGAGCGCCCAGACCGAGCAGGCTCTGAATGCCGAGCGCACCAAGCGCCGCAACATGATCGTGGATCAGCACATCCGCGACGTCGTCTACGCCGACAAGAGCGGCGCCAATCCCCAGGCTCTCCCCGATATCCTCGCTCGCGCCCGCGATCTCTACACGGTCGACGAGCACGATCGTCTCGTCGCCAAGAAGGGCGACAGTGTCATTTACGGCAAGGACGGCGTCACGCCGCTCCCCGCGAACGAGTGGCTGACCAAGCTTCTCGATGACGCGCCGTATCTCCGGCTCCCCTCTGCGGGAGGTGGCGGCAACAACCGTCCCAACACGCCTCACGGAATGACGGATGAGGCGTTCCAGAAGCTGTCGCCCGAGCAGCGCATCGCGCTCGCCCGGAAGGCTGCTGCTGGGAAGTAGTGTGACCTTAGGTCACCACTCGTCTGAAGTGAGTCTCATCCAGTAACCAGGAGTATCAACCAATGCCCTTGACCCTTTACGAGGCGTCCAAGATCAACAGCGGCGACGTCGTCCGCGCTGGCATCATCGAGATGTTCGCCCGCGAGTCCGACGTGCTGCGCGCCATGGTGTGGGAGGACGTCCCTGGCGGCGCCTACCGCTACAATCAGGAAGGCACGCTGCCCGGCGTCGGCTTCCGTGGCATCAATCAGGCGTTCTCCGAGAGCGTCGGCATCATCAACCCGCAGGTCGAGGCGCTGCGCATCGCTGGTGGCGATCTCGACGTCGACAAGGCGCTGATCGAGTTCCACGGTGACTCGGTTCGCACCACGCAGGAGATGATGAAGGTCAAGGCGATGTCGCTGTACGTCGCCGCCAAGGTCATCAAGGGCAACTCGCTCAGCGATCCGCTGGAGTTCGACGGCCTGCAGAACCGCATCGCGGGCTCGCAGCTCATCGCTGCCGGTTCGACCAACGGCGGTGACCCGCTCTCGCTCGCCAAGCTCGACGAGGCGATCGACGCTGTCGACAACCCGACCCACCTGATCATGTCGAAGGCCCTGCGCCGTCGTCTGACCCAGGCGGCTCGCGACACCGCTGTCGGCGGCTTCATCAGCTACGACGTCGACGAGTTCGGTCGCAAGGTCACCAAGTACAACGACCTTCCGATCCTGATCGCCGACTACGACAACAACGGCGCTCGCATCCTCGACTTCAACGAGGTCGGCCCGGGCGGCGCCACCGCCACCTGCCAGTCCATCTACGTCGTCCAGATGGGCAGCACGGGTGTCCTCGGTCTCCAGAACAAGGTCATGGACGTCCGTGATCTCGGCGAGATCGACGCCGCGCCCGTCGTGCGCACCCGCATCGACTGGAACGTCTCGTTCGCCTGCCTCCACGGCCGCTGCGCGGCCCGCGTGTGGGGCATCAGCGACGCCGCGTTCGTCGACTAAGCGACACGCTTGAGTGACGGGGACCCTTCGGGGTTCCCGCCTCTCTCGCCTTCATCACAACCCACGACCCACAAGGAACACTTCCATGACCCAGGCTTCCAAGGTGAAGGCGATGTACGACGCCGCCAGCACCGCTCTCCTCCGCAACGCGGCCGACGGCGCCGAGACTTCTACCGCCACCGAGACCGCTGTTCCGCTCAACATCCTCGACGCCGCCTACTGGCAGTCGGGCAACAAGGTCGTCCCGCACGGCGTGCTGGAGGTGACCATCCATGTCACCGCCCTCGATCAGGCGCAGGCCGACGAGACCTATACGCTCGCGCTGATGGTCGACGACGTTGCGGCGATGAACGACACCCCGCTCGCGGTCTGGACCCAGACCATCACGGCGACCGGCGTCTACACCGCCCTCATCGACAGCGACACCATCGCCAAGGTCATTGCCGACAAGTCCGGCACCGACCTGTGGATGGCGATCCGCGCCACCCTCGCGGGCACCACGCCGTCGATCACCTACGGCGCCTGGATCAGCGCCTCTCGCTCGCCCTGATCTGGCAGCGTGACGAACTGATCTGACGCTCTCCGGGTCGTCAGATCATAGCGGGCCCGGCGGCTCCGAACACGCCGGGCTCGCGCCTCGATCACTCTTTGGAGGGACGTATGTCCAGGCAGAAGCCTTCGCCTCAGCATCTCTACGGTCGGTTCCGCTTCGTCGAGGACCCGAACACGGGAGAGGTGCACAACATGGGAGACGAGAACTCCCGTGACATGATGAACCACCACGGCTGGATCGATCGCGGTCGTGCGCCCGACGAGTACGCCGTCTACCTTCCGCCGAAGAAGCAGGAAGCCCCCAAGCCGGTCAAGGTCGGCAAGGGAACTGCGGCTGCGGAAGCGGAGGGCGATGACGAGAACCGCGAGCTGCCGCCTCTGGTGCCCGAGACCTGGGCTGCCGACGACCCGAAGGCTGAGCTTTACGCGCTGCGCAAGCAGGCTCTCGCGCTCGGTGTCGAGGTCAAGCACTCGATGGGCAAGCGCAATCTGGAGAAGGCCATCGTGGAGGCGCAGTCCAAGCGCTCCTCGCCTGCGGTCTGACCCCATTCGCGTCCCTCTCCTGCGGCGGTAGCAGGGACGCGATGAGTGGGACAGAGCGCGGCTTATCCCCCCGGTCGGCGCCATCCTGCTCGGGGCGCACCAACTTCCCTCCCTGGTGCGCCCCACCCTTTCGTGAATGGAGACGGACGTGGCAATCGTAGTCGAAGACGGCACCGGCCTGACGAACTCCAACAGCTACGCCAGCGTGGCTGAGGCGACCGCGTACTACGACGTCGACCGCACCGCGACATTCTGGGCCGATCTCACCGACACACAGAAGGAAGAGTACCTGCAGTGGGCGACGCGCGTACTTGACGCCAAGGTCAAGTGGCGTGGAACGGCGCGCACGCAGACGCAGGCGCTGGCGTGGCCGCGCACGGGCGCCTACGACCGCGAGGGCTACGCTCTCGCCTCGACGATCGTGCCGAAGCCCGTGAAGAGCGCGCTCTTCGAGCTGGCGAAGTATCTCCACACCAACGATCTCACCTCGGGCCCGGACACAGGCAACCTGAAGAGCGTGAAGGTCGACGTCGTCGAAGTCGTCTACCAGGACGACACCGCGCAAAGCACGCTGCCCTCGATCATAAACTACCTGCTGACGGGACTGGGCCGCATGCAGCACGGCGGCTCCTCGTTTGGCCGTATCCTGAGGGCATGACATGGGATTGAAGGACACCATCAAGAACGCGGCGAAGGCGGCGATCCAGGCGACGGGTGATCTCGCCCTGGGGGTCGACTACACGCGCGTCGTTCCCGGTGCCTACGATCCTACGACCGACAGCACCACCAACGTGACGACGACGTTCAGCGACGTCCCTGCGGTCAACGTGCGTCTCACGGAGCGCGAGGTCGAGTGGTTCCCCGCCGACGTCGTGACCCAAAAGCTGCTGATCGCAGCAGCCGATCTTTCCATTGTCCCGAGCGTGAACGACATCGTCACGATCGACGGCGCGGTGTGGCAAGTCCAGAAGGTCAACCGGGTCCCCGGCGACAGCCTCTGGATCGTCTTCATCCAGGAGCCGTGACATGGCGCACTTCGAAGGCACCAACCAGACCTTCAAGGCCCTGGAGCGGCAGCTCAAAGAGTTCGAGGCCGAGTGCGTGAAGGTCACCCACGACATCGGCCTCGCGCTGATCGAGGCTCTGTTCTCGAAGACGCCCGTGTGGTCCGGCGAGACCGTTCGCAACTACACGCTCGGCGTCGGTGGTCGTGCTGGCGGCGGCACCAAGACACCTGTCGGGACGCCCGGCGAGTACGCGTCCGAGATCGCGCGCGGGCCCAACGAGGTGCTGGCGCGGGGTGATGCTCGTGCCGCGCTCACTAACAAGTCGCTGAAGACGATCGTCGTCAGCAACAACGTCGATGCGGCCAAGTGGGAGCTGATCGACAGCGGCAACGCGCCCGAGCCTGGCCGCTCACGCTATCCCGGCGCCGTCGCTCTGCGCGCCGAGCAGGAAGTGCGTGCACGCTTCGCGAGGTTCCTCAAATGATGGACATCGATCGCGTACGCATCGCGGCGTTCGAGCGGATCAAGACGGCGGTACAAGACGCCGTCCCGGGCACGCCGGTCTACTCCGAGAACACCAAGTATCAGCAGCCGCGCGACACGCCGTGGGTGCTGTTCACGTTCATCCCCAACATCTCCTACAAGCGCGAGATGGGTGGCCGCTCGCTCATGCACATGGGCGTTATCAACTGCTACGTCCAGGTCCCCGGCGAGAGCGGGCAGAAGACCAGCAACGCGATCATCCAGGCGATCATCGACTCCTGCACCGACGTCAAGCTCGCGCTTGCGCCGTCTGGCTACCTCACGCTGTGTCACAACACAGTGCGACAGCGCGGCCTCGTCAACGGGTGGTTCGTGCGCAACGTGCTCGTTGAGTACAAGTATCAAGACGAAAGGAACACCTGATGACGACCCTGACCGAGCTGGCCTCTGGCTTCAGTCTCGACAGCCTGCGACAGGCGGGCGAGTACGCGATCCCGGCCCCTACTGGCGCGCCTGTTGGCGTGAACCACTGCTTCGTCACCGTGAAGTCGCACAGCCTCGCTGGCGTGCGGCGCGTGACGCAGATGCTTTACGACGCGGAGACCGGCGGCGGGCACTATCGCGCGTTCGGTAGCAGCGGCTGGACCGCTTGGGCCGAGGTTGGCGCGGGCGGTGGCAGTGGCTCTGGCGGCATCACGCGCACCGACGGGGCTCCCGACGACGGAGACGGCGAGGACGAAGACGTCCGCATCGATCCGGCGACCGGCGATGTCTATGAGAAGATCGGCGGCTCCTGGTCTGCTCAGGGCAACATGTTCACGGCCCAGGACGACGCGTTCTGGACCCAGACGATCAAGGGAGCCAACACGACCAGACAGTCGACGGACGTCCTTGCCGACGATCCTGACCTGTGGTTCCAGGCCGAAGCCAACCGCCTTTATCTGTTCCGCTTCTACGTCTGGTACGAGTCCGGCGGCACGCCTGACTTCAAGTTCGCGATCACTGGTCCAGCCTCGATCGACAAGTTGACGGCCAAGCGGATGTATCTCACGCCGAACGGTTCCGCCTACAGCGGTATCGGTGAATACGGCGCGTTCGCATCGCTTGGGACCAACATCAACCAGACGGGTGGCACGCGCGGTTTCGTCGAGCTGGACGGTATTCTGGAGAACGGTCCTAACGCTGGCCCGGTGACGTTCCGGTGGGCCCAGAACACCTCGACGGCCTCCGACACCACCGTCCTGCGCGGCTCTTACGTGGAGTTCAAGGACCGCCTCGACGTCTAAGAAATCGTGACTTTCTGTGTCAATCGGGGTGATCCTGATTGACACACCTCGCCCAGTGTGTTACCCAGAATGACACACTCCCTAACGACCGAGTAGTAGGAGTTACAACCCCATGGTCGCCATCCAGAGCGCGGAGTCCAATCGCGCGTCAATCCGCATCTTGAAGGAAGCCGTGTGGGGAACCACCCCGGGTTCCGGCACCTCTGACGAGCTTCGCTTCACCGGCTCGTCCCTGGTCGCTGAGAAGCAGACCCAGATTTCCGACGAAATCCGTGCCGACCGCATGGTGCCTTCGGTGATCGAGGTCGGCGCTTCGTCGTCCGGCGGCATCTCCCAGGAGTTCTCGGCGGGCAGCTCGGACCCGTTCTTCGAGGCCTTCCTACTCGGCGCCTGGACGCAGCCGATGACGTTCTTCCAGTTGAAGGGCACTCAGGTCGACATCACCGTCAACAACAAGGTGGTGCTCGGCGGCGGTGACTACCGGCACTCGGTCATTGTCGGTCGCTACTTCAAGCTCGAAGGCTTCCAGAACGCTGCGAACAACGGCTACTTCGCCGTCGACAGCGTGGCCTTCACGGGCGGCAACACCGAGGTGACCGTCGCGGGCACCCCCTTCACGGTCGAGGCAGGCAACGCGCGCTCGAAATTCCTCGACGCGAACGACGTCATCCTGAAGTCGACCGCGACGGCCTTCACGAGCGGCAACACCATCAACGGTGGCGGCTCGAACTCCTTCGCGGGCAAGTCCCTGTTCGTCGGCCAGAAGATTTGGGTCGAGGGCCTGGGCAAGGAGACCGGCACGATCGAATTCCTGACGACCGACCCGACGGAGGGTGACACCATCACCGTCTCGGACGGCGTGACGTCGGTCGTGTTCGAAATCCGGACCGACGCCTCCCTCATCGACGAGAACTCGGTGCACGTCGCCTTCTCGGGCACGCCTGCGACGCTGGCGGAGAACTTCCGCGCGGCGGTGATGACCGAGTTCAACAAGGGCACGTTCGACATCACGGCGACGCTGGCGACCGCGACCGTCACCCTGACCAACCACAAGCGTACCGGTGGCTCGATCGCCGCCGACGGCGATGCGGTGTCGGTCACCGTCACTGCCTTCTCGGGCGGCTCGGCGACCAAGGGAGGTCTCTACACGATCGCGTCTCTCCCGAACGACGACACCATCGTCACCGAGGAGACGCTGTCGACGGACGCCAACTCGGGCACGCTGCCGGTGGTCATCAAGGGCTCGCACCTGCGCAACCCTGGTGTCCTGTCGCAGATCACGAAGCAGTCCTTCACGATCGAGACCGGCTTCACCGACGTCGCCAAGTATTTCGTCCGCAACGGCATGCGTGTGGGCTCGTTCGAGTTCAACGTGTCGGCGGGTGAGATCGCCACGATCGACTTCGAGTTCATGGGTCGCGAGACCCTGACCCGCTCGTCGACTCTGATCGGCACGTCGCCCTACACGGTCCGCCCGACTACGGCGACCGACGTCATGAACGCCACCGCGAACGTCGGCACGCCGAAGAAGAACGGCACCGCGCTCGACGCTGCGATCATGTCGATCGAGCTGTCCGGTGAGGCCTCTCTGCGCGAGCAGCCCGCCGTCGGCTCCCGCTTCCCGGCGGGCATCGGCTACGGCCGGTTCCAGCTCACGGGCACGCTCACCGCGTACTTCGAGACGCTGGACTTCTACAACGACTTCCTCAACCACACGACGATCTCGATCTCCTATGACTTCACGGACGCGGACAAGAACTTCTACGTGTTCACGATCCCGGCCCTGAAGATCACCAGTGATCCGATCTCTCCTGAGGGCATCGACCAGGATGTCATGGAAGAGATGGAGTTCGTCGCCCTGCGTGACGCCACGCTCAACACGCAGTTCATGATCGACCGCTTCTCCTCGATCCGTCCCTTCGTCGCGTAACGACCCCGTACCACGAAGAGACGTGTCGAGAGAGTAGGGCCCGGCGGAGTTTCCTTTTCCCTTCGCCGGGCCCGACTGCCTGCCGCTAGTAACCTGGGAGTGGACCTATGACCGAAACTGCCGCCACGCCGCCTGTGGACCCCAACGCCGCCGACTTCAACAAGACGACCGAGCTTCCGGTGTCGATCTTCGACGTGTTCGAGACCGACATCTCTGCCGAGGAGGAAGGCCGCTGGTTCGACGGCTTCGGCGCCGAGGGCATCCGCATCAAGCTTCGCCGCCTGTCCAGCCGTAAGGCGATGGCGGTCCGCCAGCGACTGGCCCGCCGGTACCGCAGCTCCGCCAAGAACGGCGTCCTGCCTCAGGACATCCAGGACACCATCCTCCGCACCACCGTCGCCGAGGGCTGCTTCGTCGACTGGGAAGGCATCAACGATCGCAGCGGCAAGCCGATCAAGTTCTCTCCGGAGGCGGCGCTGGAGCTGATGACCAAGCTGCCGAACTTCGCGAAGGCGGTCACGCACGTCTGTGATCAGCTCGAATTCTGGCGCGCCGAAGAGCAGGCCGCCGTGGAGGGAAACTCCTAGAGTTCCTTCAGTTCTGGGCGAAGCACAAGCTGACCCCGAAGAAACTGGAGGAGCTGGAGAAGCTGCGGAAGTCGGGCAAGCAAGTCAAATTGCTCGACACCATCCCGAGGCTTCTCCCAGGCACTGAGTGGCTGTGGACTGCTTGGACGGCGCTCGCAACTCGGCGCATCCGGCACCCGCAGCCGCAACCGATCCAGCTCTCCGAGATCAACGCGTACGCGGAATATCTCGGGGTGTTCGGGCGGAGCGAGCATGATCTGCTCATCGGCGTAATCGGCAAACTCGACGGCTACTACATCGAGGCCTGGGAGCAGGAAGCCGAGAAGCACCGGAAAAAGCAGGCGATGGCGCAGAAGCGTCAAGGCAGGCGGGGCAGCATGAAGTCGAGACGGAGACGCTGAGTATGGCCTTGGACCTGAAAATCAACGTAGGCGATGCCAGCTCCTCGCTCGCGGCGATCAACGCGAACCTGACTACGCTCAAGACGCAGCTCGACAGCTTCAAGGGCTCCTCGTCTCTGGAGACCACGCTCCAGCGCATCAGTCAGATGACGGGCTTCTCGAAGACCGTCTCTGACAACGTCGACAAGTTGGCGAAGGCGCTGCAGGGCCTGGAGAACGCAGGCTCTGCCGCCAACGCCTTGTCGTCTGTGTCGAAGTCGATGGAGCGCCTGGACGGCCTCAAGATCGGCACCGTCGTCACCAACATCACGCGACTGACGTCTGCGCTCAGCACGCTGCAGGCGCCGCCGAGCCTGCACCGCTTCGCCAACGATCTCAACACGATCGCGACTGCAGCCACCGCGCTGCAGGGCAAAGTCGGCACGCTGAAGTCTGCGATCAATGCGCTCAACTCACCGCCGGGTCTTCTCAAGATCGCGGACGACGCGACGAAAGCCGAAGGCAGCGTCAGCAAGCTCGCGGGCTCGATGAAGTTCCTCGGGTCGGCAACCTCCGTGGCGACCGGACTGATCGCCGGGTTCGGTATCTCCCTCGGCGGCGTAGGCATTGCACAGTTCGTGACGTCCGCGTGGGACGCGTCTCGCGCGGTGACGCAGTTCAATACGCAGCTCACGGGCGTGACCGGCTCGGGCACGATGGCGGCAGCGGAGCTGAACTACGTCAAGACGGCAGCGATCAACATGGGCCTGCCGCTCAAGGAGGCGCTGAAGGGCTACCAGGGCCTGATGCAGGCGTTCCAGGGCAAGGAAGGCGGCGCCGAGAACGCGAAGACGATCTTCGAGGGCTTCTCGACGGCGCTGGCGGCGCTTGGTGCCAACTCCGAACAGAGCGAGCGCACGTTCCGTGCCCTGACCCAGATGGTCAACAAGGGCAAGATCACGGCGGAAGAGTTCACCCAGCAGCTTGGTGACGGCGTCATCCCGGCGATGCGCGTCATGGAGCAGGCGACTGGTAAGTCGTCCGCCGAAATCTTCAAGTTGATGGAAGCGGGTGAGCTTGGCGTCAACGAGCTGGTCAAGATGGCGGAGACGCTGAAGCTGCGCTTCGGCCCGTCGCTCGCCGAGGCGCTGAACACGCCGATGGGCGCGATGAACCAGCTCAACTCTGCGATCGATTTGCTGAAGGCGTCGTTCGGCCAGAACATGGGCGAGGCGATGAAGGCCGGGCTGCAAGCCCTCACGCGCGCCTTCATCGAGACCAAGACGGAGGTCAACAGCGCTGGACAGACCATCACGACATTCACGGGCAACCTGACACCGTTCGGACAGGCGATTGCCAACATCGGCACCGTCGTCGGCACGGCGTTCGGCGGCATCGCGTCCGCGATCGGCTTCCTCGGCTCGAACTGGAGCACGGTCGCCTCCGTTCTGACCGGCGTCGTCACCTACTTCGGTCTTGCGGCGACGAGCAGTGTTACATTCAGTGGAGGCCTCGGGGTCCTGGCGACGGCGGCAGGCGCCGTCGTCAAGGTGCTCGGTACGTGGCCTGCTCTCATCGGTGCCGCCGTCACTGTCATCGACATGATCGCTCAGAGCATGGGCGGCTGGACTTCGATCACGAACAGCCTGATCATGGCGTTCTACTCGCTCGGCAACGCGCTGGGCGTCATCAGTGATGAGTCCTACAACGCCGCTGTCGACCGCTACACTGAGCGCATGGCGGCGCTGAAGAATGGCACGCAGCAGACGGCGGCTGCGACGGCGGCTCTCGGCACCGCCACCGCGTCCACGGCCAGCTCGATCTCGTATGCAGGCTCGTCCGCGTCGTCCGCGTCGTCGGGCATGTCGTCGCTTGGGTCTTCCACGAAGGCGGCTGCCGATGGCTTCGCCAGCCTCAACGCCGTGTCTCCGCAGTTGGAGGCCGGGCTCGACGCTGTCGCGACTGGCGGCAACGATCTCAACACCATGCTTGGCTTCGTTTCGTCGTCGTCGACCGAGGCGAGCTTCGGCATGAACAAGCTCGACGCGGCGGGCACCAGCCTCGACACACATCTGGGCAGCGCGGCCGACAGAGGCAACCGCTTCAGCGGCATCATCACGAAGACCGGCGACGCGTCCTCGAAGGCGTCGACCGGCATCGACAAGACCGCGACCAGCGTCAACTCGGTGGCGACCAGCGCCAGCGAGGCGTCTACACCGATGAGCACGGTGTCGGACAAGATGCAGGGTGTCGCCTCGTCGGCGAACACGGCGTCCGAGCAGGCTTCGGGTCTGGCGGGCGGCATCAGCCGCTCCGCGAGCGCTGCGTCGGGCGCTATCGGCTCGATCGATGCTCTCGCCGAGGCCTACGGTCGGCTTGCCAAAGCGGCGTCGGCTGCTAAGGCGGCGCAAGGCGGAGGCGATGCGGGCGGAGACGCGGAGTTCGGCAGCGGCGCTGGCGGCGGCATCGTTGGCGCGCTCCCGCGCTCACAGACCGCGTCCTTCAGCGCCTTCGCGAATGCCCCGAGCTTCGCGGGCGGTACGGCGAACACCAACAACTACTCAGCGACGCTTCCTGGCGGCGGCATTCCCTCGATCCTGCACGCCAACGAAGCGGTCGTTCCGCTGACGGGTGGTGGCTCGATCCCGGTCGAGGGCGGGGGCGGTGCGACGACCACGAGCGGCGGTCCGTCGCCGATCATGATGGAGCTGCTGACGTTGGCGCAGCTCGACTACACGCTGCAGGGCGAGATCAAGGTCGAGCTGTACCGCATCTGGGAGTCCATCGACCTGTTCATGACGGTGTCGAAGGAGCACTGGACGAAGGTCGATGCCGATCACCTGCAGATGATCAATCATCTCGGCGTGATCCGCACCGCGATGCTGTTGGAGAACTCGTATTCAGCGGCGATGATCACTGCGATCGAGGCCCTGCCCGCGAAAATGGACGGCGTGATCTCAGCGATCGACACCATGCGCACGTCGCTGGAGGCGTCCCTGTCCAGCATGGCGTCGGCGATGAACTCCATGTCGTCGAACATGAGCAGCAGCTCCACTACGTCGTCGAGCAGTGCGACCCCCAGTTCCACCTCGTCGTCTGCAACGACTTCGGCAAGCACGACCACGAGCACGACGTCCTCTGCCAACTCTGGCGCCTTCAACCAGGGCAACCCCAACGGCAACGACCAAGGCGTTCTGCGACAGAACGGCAAGATCATTGCGATCCAGAACGAGGACGGTGTGTGGACCGGCAAGTTCGCCCAGGCGTCCTTCGCGACCGGCTCGCCGAACGCTTGGCGCGATGTACGCGGCCTTCCGCACTACGCCGACGGCACGCCGAGCACGAGCGCTGACGGCAGCGGCGGCTTCCCGGCGATCCTGCACCCCGACGAGGCGGTGATCCCGCTCCCCGACGGTCGCACGGTTCCGGTGACCTTCACCAACGGCATGGAGACGGGCGGCGGCGGGTCCGGCGAGAGCAAGGTCGTGATCAACGTCAACATGCAGGTTGACGCGAAGGACGCGTCGTCGTTCGCGGCCTCGAAGAAGCAAATGATGCAGGAGCTTGAGGCCGAGCTGAAGAAGACCGCGCGCAAGATCGGCGTCGTGTCTGCGGAAGACGACCCGACGATGAGGGTGTCGTAATGGCAGACGAAATCTGGATCGAATGGGGCGAGCCGACCTACGGTCGAAAGCAGTGTCGCCAGACGAACTGGTGGGCGCCTGCCGATGGCTCGCGCGCCGTCAATCCGCTGATCTTCGGCTTCACGTACTGTGCCCCGACGCCGACGGACACGGCGCCGCAGAAGGACTACGACGAGGACACCAACGCAGGCAACGTTGGCAACGACTACTCGCCGATCACGATCACGGCGGGCGAGCCGTCGTGGTCGCAGTCCGCCTACGGCGTCTTCATCCCGATCGTGTTCGGCGCGGATCGTCTGCCGGGCAACGTGTTCTGGGCGTCGCCGTTCGAGGAGCGCAGCTTTACCGCCGACAACAAGGTCTACACCTACTACACCTGCAACTTCGCGCTCGGCATCTGTGAGGGTGAGATCGGCGCCATCCTGCGCGTGTGGGTGGGTGACAAGCTCGTCATCAACAACACCCAGGACGTCGACAACGACGGCGTCGTGGCGCCGAACGCTGACGGCTACGTCGGCTCCGCGCAGATCGACTTGCTGGACGAGGACAGCCCGTTCAAGCAGCTCCCGAACGAGGACCGCACGACGACGATCTCTGCCTTCGTTGGCAGCGAGACGCAAATCCCGCGCGGCATCATGGCGGAAGAGGAGGGCTACGAGAACACGCCCGCCTATCGCGGGCTCAGCTACCTCCTGTTCGAGAACTTCATCGCCAACGGCACCATCCCCTCGATCACTGTCGAGGTGCTGTCGAACGCGACCGGCCTCTACCCGCGCCTCTACTGGGAGTTCACGTCGCCGAAGGTCACCTTCGACGCGCTGATCGACAGCGACTGGCTGCACTACAACGCCGAGTACGACCGCTATCTGGTCCGAGGCCGCGACAGCGCGGACAGCTCGAAGCGCGGCTTCGTGTGGATCGACGGCAACACGCTGGAGGAAGTCTCTCAGCTCGAAATGGTGACGAGGCACGGCCTCGACGAGACCCAGTTCAACAACTCGAACGGCTGTCTCACGCCGACGGGACACATCGTCATGCTCACCCAGGTGGGCAACGCGGGCACCGTGCGCGTCATCAACGGCGAGACGGGCGCGATCGATGACGAGCTGGGCCCGGGTGGCGGTCTCTCGGGCCACGTCATCGACGAGGGCTTCGGCGCCCCGGCCTACGGCGTCGTCACGGCGGGCCGCAACCCGTTCACGCAGTTGCCGCAGCAGGTGTTGTGCGTCACCGGCAGCGCCAACAAGTCGATCGGCTTCGCGACCATCGACACCAAGAACCGCATCAAGATGCGGTCGACGCTGAACAACCTGCTGACCTACACGAACCATCTTCTGTGTCCTCTCGTCATCGGCTCGGACTTCGCGAACGCGAAGCCGTCGTTCGTGGATGGGCTCAGCACCGAGGGCTCGCACGTCTACTTCTTCTCGTGGACGTCGAGCGACAAGACCAAGATCGCCGTCCAGCGCGCGACGCACTGGGCAGCGAACGGGCGCGCCAACGTCAACAACCCCGAGCTGACCGACATCACCAACGGCATCCCGGCGGACCAGCTCAGCGGCACCGGCTACACGCATCAGGTCCGCTGGGTCGCGCTCGATCCGGTCGACAATTGCTTCGTGCTCCAGGTCGCCACCCAGGTCGGCACGAACCTGATCGTGAAGTGGTCGCCCTTCACCGGCAACGTGCTGTGGAAGGTGCCGCTGACGACGCTGTCGTCCATCACGCCGCACGTCAATAATCATCTGCTCGCCTCGCAGAAGATCGGCGTCTACTCCTCGAACAAGGCCTACGTCATCAACACGGCGGACGGGACCTACTCCGAGGTCATCTCGTCGCTGGGGCCGCAGGGCCTCCCGACTGCGCTCAGCGGTCGCACGTTCTACAACGGCGCCGACAACTCGCTGGTGTGGCTGTCCTCGACCAGTGGCAAGCGGATGTCCAAGGTGCTGTTGGAGCGCATCTCGCGCTCAACGGTGACCGTGTCCTCGATCGTCGAGAACCTGCTGCAGCGCATCGGCATCACGTCCGATCTGCTCGTCATCGACGATCTCACTGCGCTCGCGCTCGACGGCTACACCGTCAACGCGCGCAAGTCGCTGCGTACGATCTTCTCCGAGCTGGCTCAGGTCTTCCTGTTCGACATCTACGAGTCCGACAACCGGATCAACTACCGCTCGCGTGGCTCGTCCTCGGTGGCGACCATTCCGACATCGGACCTTCAAATGTCCGACGAGGAAGGCTGGCTCAAGGCAGGCGGCAACGAGGACTTCTCACGTTCGAGGAAGATCAACCTCACCTACCGGGACATAGATCGCGAGTACAGCAACGGCGTGCAGTCATTCGCGCTTCCGAAGTACCAGGACACCCCGTTCGACAGCGACAGCGCGATCGACGTCACCGTTCCGATGGTGCTCGACGCCGACAGCGCGCGTCTGCTCGCCGAAATCCTGATGTACTCGAAGCTCGTGTACCAGGAGCAATACGAGTTCACTGCCGCTCCTAAGCACCTCCGTCTGGACCCGTCCGATGTGATCACGATCACGTCGCCGAACGAGGACAACATCACGGCGCGTGTGCGCGTGACGGAGATCGGCAACGACCGCACCGTCAAGGTCACCGCGTCTCGCGAGGACCCTGACATCTATACCGACACGGTCGATCTGTTCGGCGCGACCGGGCGCTACGTGCGCGACGAGATCACGCCGCTCGACCCGCGCGTCGATCCGCTGCTGATGCAGATCGCCGGGCGCACGCAGGGTGAGATCGCGGCCTCGACGACGAACAACCTGCTGTTCTTGACGCTGCTCAATCGCAAGTCGACGGTGCCTCCGACCAAGCCGATCACCGTGGCGTTCGACAACGGCGCCGCCCAGTACACGTTCAACCCGCCGACGGCGTTCCCGACCTGGGGCTTCGTCGAGGAGCCGCTGATCGCTACGCCCGCGTGGTCGTCGACCGACTTCACGTCGGACCTGACCATCAAGCTGATCCACACGGGCGAGCTTGCCCTGGAGAGCGCGTCGTCGCTCGAAGACCTGATCGACGACGAGAGCATCAACCTCGCCTACTGTGGCGGCGAGCTGATCCAGTTCCAGACCGTCACCTCACTGGGTGGCGGGCGGTATCTCCTGAAGAACATCAACCGCGCCAAGTTCGGCAACGAGGATGCTGTCTTCCAGCACCGGTCCGGCGAGCCGTTCGTGCTGCTCTCGGGTGCGGCAGGCACGTTCGACACCGCAGCCATCATGGCGAAGGTGATCCCGCGCGGGACCCAGATCGGGCGTCTCGCCGAGGTGCGCGTGTCGTCGAACAATCCCAATCAGGCGACGGCGCCCGAGGGCTGGATCGGCGTCAACCTGCGCGCCCGGGCGGTGACCCATCTGGTCGCCGAGTACGGAGTGTCGGACCTGACCGTGTCGTGGCAGCGGAATTCCCGCTACGGCAACAACGAGTGGCCCGACGACGGCGCCGAGGACTGGGAAGAGACCGAGCCAGAGGAGTACACGCTCTATCTGACCACGGACATCGACAACTTCGAGATCATCGACGCGACCACGTACCTGCGTACGGTCGTCGTGACGACGAACTCGTACGTTTACGATGCAGCGACCCAGACCGCCGACGGGTTTGACAGAACGACCGAGAACCTTTATGTGATCATCAGTCACTCTGGCTCCTCCTTCGGCGAGCCGTTCGGACTGGATCGTATCCTCAAGGTGCCGCCGCAGGCTTAGTCTGCCTGGAGACGTCAGCGAGAGTCACGGAGCGACTATGAGCAATACCCCTCTACTCGACATCCCTGAGGTCGGCGCCACTCAGAATAACAAGGCGACGACCGTCAACAACGCGATCAACGCGTTGGAGCAGGCGATGAACAAGGGTCGGGCGATCACCGCGATCGGCACAGGCCCGGCGACCATCACCGAGTCTCAGTTGGTCCGGAACGCACTGTTCCGTCTGCAGGGCGCGAGCGCGAACTTCGACTTCGAAATCCCCTCGACCGTCAACAGCATCACCACCGAGCGCGTCTTCGCGGTGCGCAACGAGACGAGCTACGTCGCGACCATCAAGGCGTCGACCGGCTCGGGCGCTGAAGTGGAGCTGTCGGCGGGTAAGCAGGGCATCTTCTACATGCTCGACGAGGACGTCTACCTCGTCGCGCTGTCGGGTGACACGACCGCCGTCTACGACTTCGGCTTCTACTACAACGGCCTTCCGCCGGACAACGCCGAGCTGATGAAGATCGTCGCGGTGCGCGCGTTCGACGTCGGCGCCAACCTCTCCGGATTTCGCGGACACTGCGCCGTCAACCCGACGGCGTCCGCAGCCTTCACCGTGGCGAAGAACGGCTCGACCGTCGCCACCATCACCGTCTCGACCGGCGGATCGTTCTCCGCCTCGGGTAGCGCCTTCAGCGTCGCCGCAGGCGATCGGATCAGCATCACTGCTCCGTCGCCACAAGACGCCACGTTGGCGAACGTCTCCATCATGATCGCAGGCACGAGGGCTCTGTAATGGCGCGTTATCAGCAGGACGGCTTGGCCGTCATTCTCTTCCCAGTTCTTCTCGCCGCCGCCGTGGCGCTCGCCGGGTGGGTCACGCACGTCATCTGGGCGATCCGCATGCTCGCCAACGAGAAGGGTGCCACGATGGGCCAGATGGTCCTCGCGGGTATCGGCGCCTTCATGCCGCCGATCGGCACCATTCACGGCTGGATGATCTGGTTCGGAGCGGGGTTCTGATGTCGATCGACCGTCAACGCGTCGAGGCGGTGAACCTTCTCATGGAGAAGGGCTACCGCTTCGCCGATGGAAAGTGGGTGGCGCCTGAGACGGCGATCCCGTTGGTCCCTGCGCAGCCTGCGCCGTCTGTGTCGACTGTAAGCGGCTGCTCCCGTCATGGTGCTGCGAACCTCTACTCTCACCTGCGGTACCAGGACCCACAGTTCGCGTCCGAGATGGATGCCCTGTTCGACGCTATTTTCAAGACTGGGCAGAATGCGGGTCCGCTCTTCAGAACCTCGGACCGCTTCTTCAACATCCTGAGTGACGCCTTCATAAGGGCCACCACCTGATGTCTCTTCTCGTCGCCGATGGCTTCGACATCTATTCCTCCCTCGCGCGTGTCAACGGCGCGGGCTGGAATACCGCGTCCGGCATCTCGTTCTCGTCGTCCCTGGGACGGTACGGCGGTGGCTGCCTCGTCAACACCCTGCAGGCTAACTACGCCTATATCGGTCTGCCCGCGACGATGACGCGCGGACACGTCTGCTATGTGGGCTGGGCCTACAAGCACGATGGTGGCGGCGGCGCGTCTGATCAAATCCTGCGCGGCATCACCGTCGGCGGCAACCAGCTCTTCGGCCTTCGTCACAACACGACGGGAGACGTCACTGCCCTCGACGCCAACGGCACGGGCGTCGGCACGTCTTCGGGCAATCCGCTGACGCCGAACGTGTGGCACTGGATCGAGGTCAAGGTCACCACCGGCACCAACGCTACGTCGGGCGAGATCGAGGTACGCATCGACGGCAACGTGGTGCTGACGTCGGCGTCAAACATCGACACCCACGACGCCGACAGCGGCCTCGCCGCGATCGGGTTCTCGGGCTCGAACGGCAACGCCTGGATCGACGACGTCATCATCAACGACAACCAGGGCAGCTCGATGACGGGCTACGTCGGCGACAGCCGCATCAACGTGCTGCGCGTTAACGGCGCTGGCACCGACAGCGGCTGGACCGGCGGCGACACCGACATCGACGACACGCTCGGCGCGGCGGACGACGACAGCACCTACATCTCCGCCACGTCGGCGTCGACTAAGGAAGGGTTCGCGATGGAAAACCTAGCGGTCAACCCGACGTCGATCCACGCCCTGGTCGCGCGCGTCCTGGCACGTAAGTCTGACGCCGGTCCGAAGACCATGCGCGCCTACTGCGAGGTGAGTGGCAGCGAGGCGGCGGGCACCACGCGGGCCCTGCAGACGGACTACGTCTGGCACCGCATGGGCATCTTCTACACCAACCCCAACACGACGGCGGCGTGGACGCAGGCGGGCGTGAACGCTGCCGAGCTTGGCGTGGAGGTGATCTCGTGACGCCGGTCAAGCAGACGATCAAGCACGATCCGACCAAGGGCCAGTACGGCGACTGTCATCGCGCCGCAATCGCGACGGTTCTCGATCTCCCGATTGAGGACGTGCCGCACTTCGTGCACGACGACTGTTCTCCGGAGGAGTTCTGCAGGCGTGAGAGAGCGTTCCTTGCGCAGCACGGGCTGACGTCGCTGCATTTTGCGTATCAAGCTCCCGATCTGCAAACGATCCTGGATACCGTTGCGGCGTTCAACGGGCAGGACACGGTCTATCTCGTTGGCGGTCTCAGCCCGCGTGGCGTCAATCACAGCGTCGTCGCTCGCGGCAACGCGCTTGTCCACGATCCGTCGCCGAATGACGGCTTCCTTGTCGGCCCGTGCGACGACGGCTGGTGGTGGCTAACTTTCTTTGGCTCCACCCGCGTGAACGCGAAGGAAGCCGCATAATGGCAGCACGGGTCACACAGCAAGTCGTCACCGTCGGCTACACGCCCGCTCCCGAGGCGCGCGTCACTGCCGCGTCCTACGAGGTGGTGAACACGGGCGCCCCCGAGGCGCGCGTGACGATGGCGGTCTACGAGGTCATCCGGTCGGTCGCGGAGACCGCAGGCGGCGGGTCGAACCAGACCGTCACCTTCGTTATCATGAGCTGATCCATGGCATTGTGTTTCGCGGAGAATTGGAACAAGCAGGCGTCGGGAACCACCGGCTACGCCGACATCGCCACGTTCAACGACAACTACACGGCAGCGGGCGCGTCGAACTCGATCGTCACCACGGGGCGCTTCTCCGACAAGGCGATCCAGTGGGCCGGAACGAACAACCTTCAGCTCCCGCTGGTGGACAAGATCGGCGCGTCGTCGACCGTCGTGGTGATGTTCCAGCTCTACACGGCGCCGGGCGAGTTCACACAGCGCAGTTTCCTCCGCTGCACCGAGGCTACGACGTCCTCGATCCATTGGAACCTGCGCGCGACCGCTGCTGGCGCGATCGAGGTCATGAACGCTGCAGCAGTCTCCACCGTTGTAGCGACGTCCCCTCCCGGCGTTCTGAAGTACGGCGTGTGGCAGACGATCGAGGTCAAGTTCGCCTCGCTCGACAGTGGAACCGTGACCGTCAAGGTCGACGGCGAGACCGTCATCAACGGCGCGTCCGGAGACTTCCGGCGCGGTACCGGGAACACGACGTCGCTCAACCAGCTCATCTTCAATCTGTCGGGCTCGACCGGCTCGCGTCTGGGCAACATCATCGTCATGGACGGCACGGGATCGGTGCTGAACGACTTCATCGGCGACTGTCGCCTGGAGAGCACGATCCCGAACGCGGCGGGCTCCTCGACGGCGTGGACGGCGAACACGGGCACAGCTCTCGCAGCAGTACAGGACACGCTCGGCGGCTACGACAGCGACACCGATTACATCTCGGAGTCGACGTCGAACGACGACCACCTGTTCACGCACGACTTCACCCTGTCGGGCGCCTCGGCGATCCTGTTCGCGTTCTCCCAGGCGCTCGCACGCAACGATGGCTCGGGCACCATCAACATCTTGTGTAAGTCGAGCGCGACAACCACTAGCAAAGCCCCTGCTCCGTCTACGCTCAGCACGTCCTACAAGTGGAAGGGCGCCGTCTTCGAGGTCGATCCCAACACGGCTGCGGCCTGGGCCAACGTCGCGGCGCTCGACGCCGCAGAGTTCGGTGTGAGGTATAACTGATGACCGTCGAGTTCATTGAGAGCCCGCGCTTCCCCGACAACATCGCCTACGGCTCCAGCGGCGGTCCGGGCTTCAAGACGCACGTCTTCGAGGGCTTCTCGGCGATCGAGCAGCGCTCGCAGCTCTGGTCGCGCGTGCGCTACACCTACGACGTCAGCTACGGCATCCGCGACAAGGAAGACATGGACGTCGTGCGCGAGCACTTCATCCAGATGCGCGGCAAAGCCGTCGGCTTCCGGTTCAAGGACCACTCCGACTACACGCTCGACGAGGAGGTGATCGGGACCGGCGACGGCGTCGAGAACGAGTGGCCCATCATCAAGACCTACGGCGCGGGCGGCTCCAATCCGTACTCGCGGCGCATCTTCAAGCCCGTCGTCGACTCCGTCACCGTGTGGGTCAACAACGTGCTGGTGCCGATCGACAACGTCGCGCCGACCAGCAGCGAGTGCTCGATCGACTTCACCACCGGCATCATCACCTTCGGCTCCAGCGTGATCCCGGCGAATGGGCACGCGATCGAGGTGTCGTGCGAGTTCGACGTGCCGGTGCGCTACGACACCGACGACATGAAGGCTGTGCACGAGGGCTGGTTGTCGGAGTCGTGGGGCTCGATCCCTCTCGTCGAATTGTTGTTGGAGTAAGCCGTGCTGAAGAAGACAGGCGGGCGTGTCGCCAAGGCCAAGTTCACGTCACCGCATCGAAACTGGCCGCTGTACGCCAAGAACAGCATCGACCACACCGCCCCGATCAACGGCTATCCGTTCATCGTGCTGCCGAAGACGTACGGCGTGCACGCCTACAAGACGAAGGCGGGCCTCGTCTCCGAGGCGGGCAAGATGATCCAGCTCGATCAGGCGAACGCTCTGGCTGAGCCGCTGCCGGTCGGGACGGACGTGTATCTCGTCATCGGTGATCCGCGTCACGAGCACGCCATGACGCAGTCGAACCGGATCGGCTCGATGCGCAGCGGCACCGATCGCGTCGACCTTCGCATCTACGTGAACGACTTCCGGTCGGACGGGAATTGGATCGACCGCATGCAGCGGTTCCATGGTCACATGGGCGACGTGCTGCCGACGAACGTCCTGTCCATGTTCGACATCGGACAAGGGGCCTGGACCATCTCCTCCCTCCACGCCGCCGAGACCCACTTCCTGGCACAGGGCTACGACGCGGTCGAGCTGCGGCGCGTGTGCCCGCCGTACGTCTCTGGAAAGATCACGACGAACCTGCAGATGCTGCGCCGGTACAAGCGCCGCGTCGCGTATCCGATCGAGTGGGGCCTGGGGAAAGACCTGAAGCCGGTTGTGATCTGCTCGTTCGCTGATCCGACGCCGACGGGCGGCAAGGTCGTGAAGACGTTCCGGTTCCGCCTCGACGACGAAATCCTTCCGCACAAGGAGCTGCCTCCGATCCGTCTCCTCGTGCACAACACCGACGTCGAGAGGGACGCCCCGGCGTTCAACTACTTCTATCACGGGCTGGTCGACAATCCGATGTGCACGGGCGCCCGCTGCATCCACGACTGGTCGTACGATGTCCAGACGCTGATCCGCTAGAGGACCGAGCGCTCTTTCAGCTCACGGTCCTTTCGCTCGACGTCGGCATCCTTAAACAGGTGTCCGTAGATCGAGAACGTGAAGGCCTCCGAATGGTGGCCCATGTCCTGTGAGAGCTGTTTGGCGTTGGCGCCCAGCTCGATCATCCTGGAGGCGTAGAAGTGGCGCAGGGTATGGATTTTCAGGACGGGCAGCCCCAGCCTCCGCAGCATGGGGCGCCACCACTGGCGCGCGATCACCGACACGTCCATTGGGGTGCCGTTACGCGAGGCGAAAATCAAATCCCAGGCATGACCCTCGCAAAGGCGATGGAGCCATTCTATGACGACCTTTGGAACCCGCACTTCACGGTAGCTGCGTCGGCTCTTCGGCCTCCCTATGCGTCCACGCCGGTCAGCTTTCTGACGGACTATGAGGCAACAGCCGTCGAAATCGACGTCCTGACGCCGCAGTCCCCGGGCTTCGGAGAGGCGCAGTCCGCTGTATATCAGAACATGAAGAAGCGCGGCTTTGCGGACCCAAGAGTAATTTGGTGCACCGTTCTGTGGAAGGGCGCGGTCACAGCAATAGCGTACGATCTGGCGCATGTCGTCTTTAGAATGCGGCTCAACTCGGCGGGCATCACGGGCGTCGAGCTTCATCCGCACACGGGCCGCCGGATTGCTCGCGATCTCTTCTGCTTGGACCCCATGGTTCAAGATCGCCCGAACCGTCCCGAACACCTTCTTACGGGTGGCGTGGCGCAGACTGTGGTTGGTGAGTTCGTGAAGGAACTCGCGCAGCTCGCGTTCCGTGATTTCCCGGACCCGGCGCGCACCTAAGGCGGGCCCGATGTAGGTCCGGTACTCGGCGCGGTAGTTGTAGGCCGTCTCGGGCTCCAGGGGCGGGTTGCCGTCGGCTCCGCTCTCTCGGGCAGCGATCCAGGACGCGAACAGATCGTCGAGGGTGATGCTGTCGGCGATCGACGCGGCGGCTCGCTCCAGGCGGATCGTGCTCTCCAGCCGCGAGATGAAGATCGAGGCGAGGCGACGGGTCTTAAACTGTTTGTGTCGCACCCTGCCGTCGACCCGGTAGGTGACGCGGAATGCCTTCTTCTCTTCACCCTTGGCGTTTACCCAGGAGCGTTCGTATATACTGACCATGTTCGGCCCTCATACATGACCACATACATGGCACCAGCATCCGTAAAAGAGCCGTTAAATCAAGGGTTTGTTGGCGAGTCTGTGTTCCGTCTGATATTACAGGCAAAAGCAGGCTTTCCCCGTGTTTGTCAACCAGATCAAGGAGTTAAACCCTACTTTCAGGATCACACTTCGTGACCCTACTTGACACACCCCATGAAATCGGCCTATTTTCAGGAGGCTTGAGCATACATGTGTATCGAGTTCAGCGGTCCTGATTGTGATGGAGGGTTACATGATGTCATTCTGAACCCGCACTTCATCGGCGGGAGAAGCTACCCCTCACACGTCCCAGGAGCTGCGTCTTGTCCAGGGCGATCTCGAACGTGCCGTTCGCGTTCTCTATCCGGACAGTCGGGCTCTTGGTGACGCCAGGCACGACTCCCACCTTCGCCAACACACACGCCATGCCGTCCCACAGCAGGAAGATGCCTGGAGGAGACGGACGCGTAGAGGACCGGTCCACGATGACGCGGTCTCCGACCTGATACTCGCCGATCGGCGCCTCGACCTTCATCACGAAGAGCGCGTCGGGATCAGGGCACCCCAACTCCGACGTCAAGAACTGGTACGGGAGCCCCCACTTCTGGAGGGTGTCGTACTCGTCCGGCGATCGGCCGACGCGGATTTCCGGAACCAGGGCGTAGCCGAGGGCCCGGGGATCAGGCATGACCGTCTGCGGCTTGTCCGAGATACCGAACGCGAGCCACTGCGGCGTCGTGTTCAAGAGGACAGCCGCCTGCTCGATCGTGTGAATGTCAGGTACGTTCTTGCCGCGCTCCCACTGGGCGACGGACGACCGGTTCTTTTCGAGATGCTTGGCCAGCGTGTGCTGGGTCATCCCGATTTCCATGCGTGACTTGAAAACTCTTTCGCCGAAACCCGATAGAATGTTCGCCTCGTGGACGCTGCTCTGCAGCTTCTCTGGCGGCGGGATGACTGGTTTCTTCCTTTGAATAGGCATCTTTGGTGCTCCATGCACAACACATGGGCACGCTAACGCACATTCCTAACGAAATGCAACCAACGTTGGGGATTTACAGCACGCCTATTCTCTTAATTGGTGAAAGGACCCTTACGTTAGGTGATCTTCCCTGGCAGATACGGGAAGCCTCGGAAGTTGATGGTGTTCGAGAACACCGCCTGACAGTCCTCGGTGAACCGCTTCTGGCAGCTCCGCACGTACTGGTAACGATCGCCGACCTGGATGGCGTTGGTGCTGGGGAAGTAGAGCTTGATCTTCTTCGTCCCGTCGTCCCAGACGCGAACGATGTTCTTCTGGCCCCGGTTGTTGCCGGTGATCCACTTGATGACGGCGGTGGTGTACGTGCCGTCGCCGCCTGTGATGGTGGTGCCGTTGAACTCCTTCCGTGAGACGACGGACGCAACCTGATCGTAGTAGACGTGCGCCGAGTGCGCCCGCCACAGCAGCTCGCCGTCCCAGGTCAGGGAGCCGATCGTCGGGTCCAGCGGGACGCCCCCAGGCTCTCCCTGGGCGAGGTCCGTGATCTGCGCCTGGACGGTATCGGCGATCGAGTAGAACAGCCCGTCGAAGCCCACCTGGGCGTTACTGGAGCCAGTCGGCGAGCGAGCATAGAGCGTGGTGCGGATATAGCGCGCCGTGGTGGGCAGAGTCAGGCTGCCCTCGAAGGTGCTCTCCGACGGCGCTCCGGCGTCACTGATCCAGTCCTGGATGACGTGGGTCGACAGGAGCGTGTTCGAGGCGTTGTAGGTGGTCACCTCGACCTTGCCCGCGCTGCCGGTGTCACCGAACACACTGGCGCCTTGGAGGTAGACGGCGATCCGCCCCGTCGCGATCTCTGACGCGGTGAAGCCGAAGTCGTCCTGAAGGTCTTTCTGCTGGTATAGAGTGTACGTCTTCTGGACGCCCGAGCCGTCGTCGCCGCCGTGAACGAGGTAGGTCAGGTCGGGGCCGCCGATGCCGCCGAGCGAGGACGACACGGCCCAAAAGTCCGTGTTCGCCGGACGCGTCCAGCCGGTGATGGCGTTGGTACCAGAGTTGGCGACGGCGCCCTGGTTCTCGAAGGACCCGTTCGTGAACGGCACGACGAGGCGCGTGTCGTCTGGAGAGACGCAGCGCAGCACCTTGTGGATCACGTCCTCGTACGGATTGCCGTCGAGGTGATTGTACCAGTACGCCTTGATCTCATCGAACGCCGTGTTGACGACGTTGCTGCCGCGCTTGATCGAGTAGAGATAGATACGCGCTGTGCGCGCGCCTTCGAGCAGCGGAAAGACGAGATGGCGCCCGCGCCACGCGTCGAACGCGTCGAGACTGAAGTAGCCGGTGTCCTGGCGATCGATGATGTCGCCGTCGGTGTCGTACACCTCGATCAGGAAGCGCGGCTCGTCTTCGAGCGAGTCCGACTGCCCGACCTTGCCGTGCAGAACGAACGTGATCTCGCCGTTGTCGATCTCGCCATCGTCGATGCCCGCAGCAACGAGATCGACGTCCTGGTACAGGTACTCCTCGTAGGGCGAGGTCTGTAGAGAGTTGCCACCGAAGAGAGAGTAGGTCCCCGCGTACGCCGTCATCTCCGCCGTTGCGGCGACACGCCACGAGCTGTCCGGCGAGCGCGTCCAGCCGGTGATCGCCTGATTGGAGGCGCGCACGCCGTCGGCTTCGAAGCCCGGGTTGGTCAGGGTGATCTCGGTCATCCCTGCGGGCTTGTAGTCGTAGACCCACTCACCGTTCTTGTACGGGTTGTCCGGATCGTAGGACTGCGACAGGTCGATCGCCACCTTGCAGCGGCGGTCCCCGAGATCGGCGTCACAGGTCGGCTGATAGACGCGGCCCACCTCGAAGTCCAACACCTTCAGCAGGCCAACGATGGTGATGTTGACGATGCCGGTCTTGTTCTTCGCGATCTCACCGAAGTAGCCTCGGCGCAGATTGAGAAGGCCGTGCGCTGGGTAGAGGTAGTCGACGAGAGCGATCTCGACTCCCGCCTTGTCGAAGGCGCCGCCCTCGAACTCAGACAGGATGAAGGTCGTCCCGTCGCACTTCAGCGTCAGCTCGTTGTTGTCGACCGCAAGCGATGAGCTGGTCCGGATCGCCGACATGTTGAACGGCACGTTGTGCTGGTAAACGAACCCGCCGACGGTGATGTCCGCGTCGTGGTTCGTGATCCGATACGTGGTGCCGTCCAAACGCGTGATGGTCACGATCGTGGCAAGGGTCTGCACACGACGCGTGATGTCAGCGATCAGACTGGAGCCTGCGGTCTTCACGAAAACTTCCTTCCGTCAATCATGACGGTCGCCGGGTCGAGCATGTTGGCGATCATGCGCAGCCGCGAGGCGACTTCCTTCTGCGAGCAGTTCATGTACTGCCCGAAGATCGCCTGCCCGCCGGGCTCGGGGCTCGCCGACATGATCGTGACGACGAACGCCTTGTCGCTCATGCGCTGGCCCTTGTTGGTCAGCGCGTTGAGAAGCATGACGTGCGACTCCTTGCACAATGCTTCCATGGTATCGATCGTGCGCTTGTGCTTGCTCACTTTGCCATCCCCTTCAGGTTCGCCACCTCGGCGAGGTACTTCTTGTAGAGCCGGTCGATGTCCTTCACGTTGCCGTGACAGACCTCCCAGGAATTGTAGAGCTTGGCGATGTACTCCGCCGTCTGTGCGCGCGTCGCCGACTTGCCCGGCGACCGTGGCGCGTAGGGACAGGTTCGCATGTAGGCGGGAAGGTTCAGCTCGATCTGCGCGACGGTCGGCAGCGGCTGGTTCTCGCAGCCCGCGTCCTGCGCCATCACGAGCGGGGCGAGACAGATGAGGGCCGCAGCCCGGAGGATGATTGCGCGGTTCACTTTTTCTGCTCCAGCTTCTGCAGCTCTTCGAGGACACGGTCGACCGGCGAGCCGACCGGGCTGTTCGCGTCGGGGGACTGATCGGCGCGCACCTCGCCGAGGATGCGACACGTCCGATCGAGATCATTCCACAGCGTGACGATGCGCTCGCTCGCGGCGGTGAGAGCGGCGTCGTCGAGGTTCTTCTGCGAAGACGCCACACGGAGCTGCGCCTGCAAGGACGTGCGATCCTTCTTCAGCGCCGCGATCTCGGTACCGCGCCGGTCGTACTCGTTGATGAACGAGCGCACGTTCCAGTACACGGCGACGAGTGCGCCGACCGCGCCGATCATGAGATAGAGACGCACGCCTGAGAACCAGGACGCGACGTTGAGGCCCTTCCACAGGGCGACAAGCCAAGCCATTAAATCTTCTCCGTGTAGTACGTGTTGACCCAGCCCTCAGCGCCGCCGGGCACGTCCACACGCACCAGGGCCCATGTCTCGTACTCGCTGATGACGCGAAGGGTGGTCCCCCTCTTCAGCACGGCGAGGACTCTGGTCTTCTCGGGGCTAGGATTGTCCCGAAGGTTGAGTTCGGAAGCGGTGACCACCAACAGCGGGTCGATCCGTGTAGAGCGATCGTCCAGGAGCTTGGTGTAGCGGCGCATGGGGAACATCGGACCAGGGTCCGTCTTCCATCCACGCGT